GGTTCCGCACAGCGATTTTGCCCTAGCTACGAAAATGCTAAGAGTGAACGATGATGCAGCTTTTTTAGCACTTTGTTTTGCTCACGATTTTAGCAACAGTGCTTGCGGGAGATTTGGGAAGAATGTTTTAAGTTCGCTTGCGCTTTCAACGAACGGGCGCGACCCGTAAGGCAAAAAGGAAATCGTGTCAAGATTATAGCAATTTTACAGAGAAAGGTTTTGACACTCACTTGCAACTAGTGCATTGGTTCGTCGTGCGCCCGCTGAGTTCTTTGTGGTGTTTTTCATTCTCGGCGGGCGCGCCTCTCTTTCCAATCCAACCAATTCAACAACTCTATGGAATACCTTGGCGTCAATGAAGCCAGCCGATTAACGGGCAAATCCCCGACCACGATAAAGAAGCGGGCAACGAATCTGCCTTATACGATGGGCGGAGAGCGCAATACTACTATGCAATACGAGGCTCCTGCATTGTTGGAGGCTATCTATTGCGGCGGGACTAGCAACGGAGACAGCTCATCAGTCACCACCGAGCAGGCTCAAAAGGAACTGGCGATTGCTCGGAAGCAACAGATTGACCTACAAAACGAAGTGCTCCGCAAAGAGCGCGTGCCGTTGGAAACCCTTGAGCAGATTAACGAGGAAGCGTTCGCAAACGTCGCGGCGATGCTAAAGGCGCAGACAGGCAAGACGCTGACGGAGGAATTGATCAACGACATTTACGGCCAGTTTCGGGACATCGCGGCTAAGGTGAAGGAGAAGGTATGACAAAAGGAGAAATAAATGATGCCACTAGGCGGGCGCTGAACATCCTTGATAAATGGATCGAAGTGACCGGCGCAATACAGCGCGGAGCAGGCTACTACTACGAACTGCAAAGCGTGATCGAAGACGCCGTGCATTGCGGCGCTCAAGCCGCACTCAATGTCCATGAATCTTTAGAGTCTGAAATTGAATGACCGATCCGATTTCAGCCGCATCCTACCGCCAGAGCATCGCGCTACAAATCGAGAAGAACTTTGCGCCGTGGAGCAAGATGGCCCCAGAGGAATGGGCTGAGCAGATTTATCGTTTGCCGAATGGCGGGCGGTTCAAATGGGATTACGCGCCATACACAAAGGCAATGCACGCCAGCCTGTTTGAGCGAAACGTGGTAGAGACATCATATATGCTCTATTCACGCGGGCTGAAATCAACGGTTGTATTGCTTGCGCTTGGATACATCATTGACCAGCAGCCGAGGCGCATACTTTCGCTTTGGCCGACGAACGACAACGGAGAAAAGTGGAGCAAGGATTGCCTTGTGGGTGAATTATTCGACACGACGCCTTGCCTTCATTACCTTGGAAGCGGGGCTAAAAAGCGAAGCGGCGACCTGACCATGATGCACAAGAAATATCATGGCGGGCTGATTGACATTTTCGGGGCAAATGCACCCGGCGATATGAGACGTGCAAAAGGTTCGTTTCTCTACGCCGATGAAATTGACACCGTTGGAGAAATTGCCACAGACGAAGGCGATCAGTTTGCCATATTCTCAAAGCGCGGCGACGAATATCCCGACACGATCCGCGTGTATGCCAGTTATCCCGGCCTTTGCGTTCTGGATTCCAACGGAAAGCCCGCGAAAGGTCACTCGCGCATTGACTCCAAGATGCGCCAAAGCGACGGCAATCAATGGTTCTCTACGTGCGTTCTTTGCGGCGGCGAGCCGTTCGTGATGCACCGCTCAATGCTTCGTTACGAAGAGGACAAGACAGAGTTTGCACGGCTGGAATGCCCGCGCTGCAAAGGATTGTTGGACGACTCGCAACGCTACGCGATGGCGCACAAGCAGGGATTCAACAACTGGAAACCTCAACGCGAGTTTCGCGGGCGGCGCGGATTTCACGCGAACGCAATGCTTTGGCCGCATCCAACCGACCCCGTGAAATGTCCCGGCGGCGCGTTGCAAATGATAGCCGATCAAGAAATGGCAGCAAAACGAAGCGACAACCCGCAACGCTCATTGCGAGTCGTTGTCAACACCGTGGACGCGGAACCGTTCAACCCCGACACGAAAGACGAAACTCCGCCAGATTGGACGGCTATCTACAATCGGCGCGAGGACTACGCCACTGATACAAAGATACTCATGCCAGAGGGCGCGCTTGTGCTTGTGGCTGGCGTGGACGTTCAGCCGGATCGCTTAGAAGTTCACAAAGGCTGCTACGGACGCAAACAGGAGTATTGGGCGGTCGAGCACGTTGTCATTCCCGGCGACATCAAACGCAGCGAGACATGGGAAGCGCTAGAGCAGGAGCTTTTGCGAACCTACGACTCGGCAATCGCGCCAAACGCCAAGCTCGCGCTTTCATTCGCCCTAGTGGACGCAGGGCACGGCGCAGATCACTTACTGTGGTGGCTTGCCGCGCTGCAAAAGAAAGGCTCGCCGCTATGCGGGCGCGTGCGTGCGTGTCGTGGTAGCTCGCAATATCCGCACCCCGTAGTTGACAACCGCTATTCAAAGATTGTCAAACAGCTTCAAGGGCATTGGGTGGGCGGCGATGAGGCAAAGTCTCTGATTTACACACGCCTTCGCATGGAGGAAAAAGAGGAAGGCTATCGGCACTACGGCATGAATCACGACGAAAAGTTTTTCCAGCAGTTGACCGTTGAAAAGGCTACGGTGGAGTTTAAGAAAGGCGAAGAGCACAGGCGATTCCGAAACGAAGAACACGCCCGCAACGAAGCCCTCGATTGCAGCGTCTATGAAATGGCCGCGTTTCGGCTTCGCCAATGGAATTTTGACGCGCTGGAAGCGAAGATGCGCGAAGAACTAGAGCCTAGACCATCGGAGCCAGCGCAGATAAAGCAAGCTCCAAGAGTTTCGTTTATCCCGCAGACAACTGGCGCGTGGATTTAATTTATCCTTTACAGTAATCACAAACCAACCTATGCGCTAATTCCATGACGAAAGAAACACCCGTGAAAACCGAGGCCGTGAATCTTTGTCGCCGCTTCCCCACACTTCCGGCGCGAACGCTTGCAAGGATGCTGAATCGAGACTTCCCGCAGCTTTATCCAACGGTGGAAAGGGCGCGCTGCACGGTGCGCGATGTTATGGGGCTTCGCGGGCCAAGCAATCTTCGCAAGTCGGTTGCTGATATTGTTCGCCCGAAGCGCAACGCGGGAGAATGGGAGGGCGTTCCCGTTGGCTCGCGTGAAATAGACTGGCGCACGTTCGACGTTGACGGCAAATCGAAGTGCCTTGTGCTTTCCGACATTCACATTCCGTTCCATGATGAGAAAAGCCTTGTCCTATCGCTCAAACAGGGCAAGCGCGACAAGTGCGACGTGATACTTTTGAACGGCGACTTGATGGATTGTTACAAGCTGTCACGATGGGAAGTTGACCCGCGCAAGTTTCCGTTTCACCGCGAAGTTTCGGACACCATCGCTTTCTTAGAGACTTTGCGCGAAAACTTTCCAAAAGCACGAATTATCTGGAAGCTCGGCAACCACGAGGAACGATTTATGAACGTGATGAAAAAGGATCACGCGGTCTTTCTGGATGTGCCGGACTTCGACCTTTCGCGCCTTGTACACGCGGACAAGCTCGGCATTGAAATCGTGGATGATATGCGCCCCGTTAAGCTCGGCAAGCTCTCCGTTCTCCACGGTCACGAATACCGATTTAGCATCAGTAATCCCGTCAATCCGGCGCGAGGGCTGTTTATGCGCGCTAAGGTCAGCGTCATGTGTTCGCACTTCCACCAGACATCGCAGCACAGCGAAAGCGACCTAGACGGCAAGGTTGTCAGCGCGTGGTCACTCGGCTGCTTATGCGACCTTCACCCGCGCTATATGCCGCTGAACAAATGGAACATTGGATTTGCCAAGGTGGAGACGGACAACGAAGGACGCTTTGAAGTGTCAAATTACCGCATCGTGGACGGGAGGATATACGCATGACGAAAGACGAACTATGGACGGCGTTCGTGAAGAAAAATCCCGCATTGCTTGCGGCGAATGTCACGTTTTCCGCCGCAGGCGTTCGTAAGTTCTTTGACCGCACTTTTGAGATTGCGCTGGATGAAGGCGAATATGATATTCCAAAGAAAAACGGCGCAGATATTCCCGATTTCCTTAAACAATTCCTACACCGCAAGCCATGAACGAGCCGGGACTACCGCAAGCAATCACAGCCGCGTCACTCGTTCTCGCCGTGTTCGTCGTCGGTAATATGATTTTGCGCATCGGCAAAAGCGGGCGCAAGCGAAATAAAAGGCGCAAGCCGCTTCCATGAGCTATGAACGAAGCCGCCGAACAAGCACTCAGGAAAGCCGCCGACATTCTAGGCGAACACTTTCTTGAGTTCGTCATTGTCTGCGCGCAAAAGAAATCACGCGACCCGATACTAGAACACAGCGGCAGCATATTTGCGGCACACGGATTAGCGGAGGCGGCGGCCTACAAGCTCGACGTGCAAAACATTCCAGACACAGAAGAGGACGACGAGGACGATAACGAAGGCTGGAAAAAAGGGGGCGACGGAGACGACTTTACCGGCGGAGACCCGAAAGTGAAAGCGTAGTCAAATCACAAACACGCCAGCCGATTCCCGCTCTTGTTCAAGTCTCGCAAGAAAAGCATCAGCGCGATGTTGCGCCTCCGCTTCATCCGCAAGCTGGTCAAGCTCGGCATCGGTCAACGTATCCGTCATTACATCGAATGGAATATCCATTTGCGTTGATAATTAACGCCGAGATTGTTATTGTCAATCCGATAATGTAATTGACTTGCGTTAGTGTTTCGTGCATAGGAACGCGGAAATGGCCGTTCAAACCTTAATGCAGATGCCCGACGTTATTGAGTGTGGCGATACGCTCCGCGTCCAGCTTGGTTTCGGCAACTATCCGCCCGCATCGTATTCCGCCGCGCTCAAGTTCAACATCGCAGGCACAGCGCCAACTAGCGTTGCTGGCACGGCGGCAACTAGCACGGATTTCCTTTTCGTTCTTTCCGCCGGAACTAGCGCGGCAATGGCGGCGGGAAGCTACGACTACGCGATCCGCGTCACGGAGACATCCAGCGGGGAAACAGCGACGGCGCAAACTGGCACAATCATTTTCTTGCCAAACCTTGGCGCAACCCTGACAAAATCCAGCGTTGAACAGCAATATGACGCTGCAAACACAGCCTTGCTTTCTTTGCTTGGAAACAAAAACAGCAGCGTTTCGTTCAACGGACAGAGCTTTACTAAGGAAAATCAAATGTCCCTTGTGGACATTATATCTCGCCTAAAAGCAAGACTAGACGCAGAGAGAGCACAGCAAGCCGGATTGCGCGGACAAGCAAAGACTCGCTCAATAGCTCCGCTCTTCCAATAATATGCCATCCAAACCGAAAGCTCAAAAAGTCAAAGAGGCATCCACTCAGGAAAAACCGCTCGTGCGCGATTACAGCGCGCTTATGACTCAGCTTAAAAAGCTAAGTCCAGACTGGAGCGTGAATAATATCTCGATGGAGTCGGACATTTTAGCGAATCAGTTGGATTTGCTGAATTACTCCCGCGACTTGTGGAAAACAAACCCCTATCTACAAGCATACAGCGATGAAATGGCAGTAAATGTCCACGGGCCGCAAGGAATCCGCCTACGCATGAAGATTCAAGAGGAATCAGACCGCGTAGTTTATGCAGTCGAAGAGAAAGAGAAAATTAAAGGTCATTGGCAGCGTCGGGATCGCGTGAACAAGCATCTTGTCAAGAAAGGCGAGCGCCCGATTTTCGTGAAGCCATACGAAGAGAAGCGCGACAAGGCCACAATCAGAGCAGGAGCGCCCGACATCTTTGCAAATACCTACATTGAACGCGCATGGCTGGATTGGCAGCGCAAAGAAAACTGCACCATCACCGGGCGACTTAGCTACAACGAAAGCCGCATCCTGCGCCTCCGCTCGTGCGCCCGCGACGGCGATCACTTCATCCGATTTCTCCGCGACCCTAGCTACAAATACGGAATAAAGATTCAGCACATCAACACGGAGTGGTGCGATTGGAGGTTGAACCAAAAGATAGCGCAAGGACAACCCGGCGCAGGCAATACGATCCGCATGGGCATCGAATACGACGCCAGCGGACTTGTCCCAGTTGCGTATCACTTCCGCCGTCCGTCGTTCAACCAATGGCAAGGCGTTGTGCCCGTGTCTTACGGCACGAACGGCAAAGACACGCACGAACGCATTTTAGCCGACGATATTATCCACTACGCGAAGTTTGACAACAACTCCGACATCAGCCGCCCCGTTCCTTGGGCGACGGCGATTATGAGCAATGCGCGCCAGTTCCAGAAATACACGGAGGCGGCAGTTGTCGCGGCGCGCGTCGGCGCGTGCTCCACTACTTTCTTTGAGTCTGAACTAGGCGGCGAAGATGGAGTCAGCGCGGCAACGCCTGACCCGCGAGACGTGAACGCGCTAATGATGCAAATGAACCCCGGCGCAATGATAGGACTGCCGCCGGGAATCAAAGCGAAGATCAACAACCCAAACAATCCAAACCGTGCTTTTGGCGAGTTCCGCAACGAAAGCCTGCGCGAGTTCTGCGCTGGATTGCCGGGCGCATCGTTTCCGGTCATTGGCCAAAACTACGCCGAGATAAATTTCAGCGCGGGAAGATTAGATCGTCTTTCGACAACTGGCGCGTGGCAGATGCTCCAAGAGTTTGACATTGAAATGGCCGAACGCCGCATCTTTGAAGAGTGGCTAAAAATGGCACTCATCACGCAAGCCGTGAAATTGCCAGTCTCCAAGTTTGAGAAGTTCAACAAGCCGCATTTCCAAGCGCGACGTTGGCCGGGCGTTGACCCGATGAAGGAAGTCAACGCAGCAGCCTCCGCAATCTCCAATAAATTCACCTCGCGCACCGCAGTCATTGAAAGCGGAGTGTGCGGCGAGAGCGGCGACTTTGAAGATACCATCATCCAACTGGCCGAGGAAGAAATGATGTTGGAAAGCCTTGGTATGTCGTCCGCTACCACGGCGGACACAATGGAGCAATCCGATAAACCCGCAGAGGAACTAGACGATGAAGATGCAGCCGCCACCAATCCAAAACCAGAAATGGAAGAAGAAGAAGATTAAATTCCTGCCAATCCAGAAACCATTGCTAACCCAAGAAACAAAACTTTTAACACGATGAAAACTCTCAAGATTCCAAACCAACTATTCCGCGAGGGAATGTCACAAGTTGACAATGGCACTTTGCGCCTAAGCATTTGCAGCGACCTTCCATACCTCCGCTATAATTGGGCGGACGGAGAACAGTATTACGAGGTGCTAGACCACAGCGAAGGCAGCATTGATTTGTCCCGCCTTAGTAACGGTGCGGCCTTGCTGTTTAATCACAAGCGCGACATCCAAATCGGCCTCATTGATTCGCCCTCGATCGAAAACGGGCGTTGCTATGTCAATGCCAAGTTATCAAACGCGCCCGATGTTGCCAGCTACAAGACTCGCGTTGAGGAAGGCATCTTGAAAGACACATCCATCGGCTACGAGGTCACGGACGATGGCACGCAGATTGGAGAGATTGACGGCATACCAGCATACAAATTCAAGTTCGCCATTCACGAAGCATCCTTAGTGACTATTCCCGCCGATCCTACGGTTGGCCTTGGACGTTCGCGCAGCGAAGAACCGAAGGGCGGACTAAAAGAAATCAGCATCGGCGTGAAAAAGGATATTGACTTAACGCAAGTAAGTTGCAATAAGCCGTCCATGACCAAGGAAAACGAAGTCGCAGAAACTCCATCGGAAATACCCGAACCCGTCGAAACTCCCGCGCCCGAAGTTGTGGAAACACCTACGGAAACGCCCGTTGAGACTCCCGCGCCAGAACCAACCGCAGAGGAAGTGAAAGCAGCCGCCGTGACTGGCGAACGCACCCGCGTTGCTGAACTCCGCAAGTGGGCAAAAGACATTTCCGCGTTACGCAACATTGATTTAACCGAGCCTCTTTTCTCTCACATCGAAAGCGGCAAATCACTTCCTGAGTTCAAGGAATGGGTGCTCGAAAACGAGTTCAAATCCAAACCAACCGCTTTTTCGTCCGAAACCAGCAACGCCAACACGCTTTCGCGTTCAGCGTTCTCCGCTCTATCTCCCGCCGAACAATCGGCACATTGCACGGCGGGCGGGCGAATCAAAGACTAACCAATCCAGTTCACACTTACTCACACAACTCTCAAATAACTAACTCAAATGCCTAATACGCTTACTAACCTGATTCCTTCCGCTTACCGCGCACTTAATGTTGTGTCGCGTGAACTGGTTGGCTTCATCCCATCCGTTCAACTTGACCCTAGCGCCGAAATGCTAGCCGTTGGTCAAACGATCTACATCCCGCAAGCCCCTGTCAACTCGGCTGGCAAAGACATCTCGCCCGCAATGGCGTTCCCAACTGCCGCCTATCAAACCATTGGCAGCAAATCGCACTCGCTCACCAAGCAGCGCGCTTTCCCGTTCTCTTGGCAGAACGAAGAGCGCAAAGCGATGGATTCAGGCCCCGGCTATCTCTCCATCAACGAGCAGCAGATCGCGCAAGCAATCCGCGCTTGTGTCAATGAAATGGAAGTTGACATTGCAGTTGCAGCTAAAAATGGCGCATCCCGCGCTTTCGGCGCAACCGCTGGCACGGCTCCCGTTCTCACTGATTGGGCGCAGGCCAAAAAGATTCTCGACGACAACGGCGCGCCTTCCACGGATCGCACCAGTGTTTTTGACACCACGGCTGGCGTTGCTCTCCGTTCGACCAGCAACCTTTACAAAGTGAACGAAGCTGGTGACGGCGGAAGTCTCTTGCGCCAAGGTTTGCTCGGCAATCTCTTTGGCTTCAATCTCCGCGAATCCGCGCAGATTCAGACGACCACGAAAGGCACGGCATCAAGCGCCACCACGGACAACGCAGGCTACGCGGTCGGCGCAACCGTTCTTACGCTCGCTTCGGCTGGAACTGGAACCATCCTCGCGGGCGACATCATCACCTTTGCTGGCGACAGCAATAAGTATGTCGTTGCAAGCGGCGATGCCGATGTTTCCAACGGCGGCACAATCACACTGGCAGAACCCGGACTGCGCGTTGCAATGAGCGCGGCAACAAAGGCGATTACCGTCTTTGGAACCAGCGCCCGCAACACGGCTTTCAGCCGCAACGCAATCCTCCTGTCCACTCGCCTTCCCGCAAGCGTGCAGGGCGACTTGGCAACTGACCGTCAAGTTATCACCGACCCCGTTAGTGGAATCTCGTTTGAGCTTTCCATGTATCCCGGCGACCGCATGGTTCACTACGAGGTTGCCGCTTGCTGGGGCGTCACGGTCATCAAACCCGAACATCTCGCAATCATCGTTGGTTAATCAACGACCATGCAAGCTCCGCGCAATCAACTTCCAGCGGGCTACACCCTAACCATCATCGCGGACGCTGCCAGCAACGGCAGCGTCCGCAGGTTGGCGGGAAGCGGCAGCGCGACAACTTACGCCGCCGCCGACATTGCCGCCTCGACAACTACGGTTATCGGGCCGTTCCCGACTCCGCGACAATACGAGATTCTTTCCAGCGAGGGAGAATTAACGTATTCAATCGCGGAATCTGACACAAGCCCGCGAACCAGCGAAAACTTTGCCGATGAAATCAGCGATGAAACAGGAACAGGCTCGGCAGTATTCGGAACCGCTCCAAATCTCGCCGCACCAGCGATTACTTATCCAGTCGCTACGGCATCGGCTAACGGCGCAATCACGATCACATCCGGCGTTGTCAATATCACCAAGGCTGGCGTTTGCGCGCTGACATTGGCCACCCCGACAACAGACGGAATTACTATCGTCGCAACATCATCCACTGCCAATGCGCATACGATTACTGCCACTGGCATAATTAGGGACGGCGTTGTGGGTGGACATAAAAGCCTAATTACATTTGCCGGATACGGAGGAGCAAGCGTGACGCTTGTTTCGATAGACGGGCATTGGAACGTAGTTTCAAAAAACAACGTCACGATTAGTTAATTTTACAAATGAGCCAGATCACCGACGCATTTGATTCGCTGGTGACGGCCATTAACGCCGCACGCGGCTCATCGCCAACGCTGACCATCGGCGCAATCACCGTTACCAGCATCCTTGTTGGCGACAACCCGATTGACCAACAGATATTTGACGGCGCGCTAACCGACCCAGACGGGCCGCAAATCAGCAGCAAGCTATCTTCGTGGTCAACCGTGCCGACTAAAAACGATACCGCAGTCCTAGCGGCATCAGACGGCGCAAACGGCACGTATGACGTAATGGATACCAACATTCACGACGGCATGATTTACATGAAACTTGGCAAGCGCGCAGGCTTATGAGCAACTTCGCTGAATACGATATTGAACGCATGGTTATCACCATTCTCGCCGCGCAGACGGATTTACCATCCGCCTTACACCGCGACGTTGACGATGGCGCGGACAAGGATCGCATCATTGTCAGTTGCGACCCCCGCGAGGTTGAACTTGGCAACCGCGACGAGGGGCGCGCACCTTCACGATGGGGCGCAGATTTGACCGTTGAAATGCGCCTTGCCAGTATTACCGACATGGCAAAATTGCAACTATGGAGCACGGCTATTGACGCAGCTTTTGCGGGTTCAGTTCCCGCCGCGACTACATCTCTTTTTAACACGCTTTACGGATCGACGAATGGCTATTTTCAAATCAAGGCCGCAGACGGCGGAAGTCGCCAAGGGCCGGGATCGCAAGTGCGCGAATGGTCACGAACATTTCGCGTAGTTACGTCTTGACTTGTCGCAAGTAAGTTGCAATAAGCAACGCAGAAACCAATTCCAACCAATCCGCATGAAACTCTTACTCTTACTTTTTACCATGACTATCACCGGAACCGCAGGCCCAACTCACGGAATCCCATCTGACGAGACGGGCATCCTTATCAAATCTCTCGGACTCAGCTTTGAGCCGGAGTTTATTGACCCGCTTACAAACCGCGAAGGCGAACGCATCAACGAAGCGCGAGGCGCAGCTTGTAGCAAGATTAGCGTGACTGGAGAAATCAACGTCGCCACCGCTTCGGGCCTGTTGCTTGCGACATTCGTCGGAGCAATAGCCAACGGACTTACCAACACTATGGGCATGGCCGGAGCAACCGCCAACGGGCTTTTGGAAAACGCGGGCGGCTTGTATATGAACAGCGCAAAAATCGATCAATCCGCTACGGGATGGAGAACTTTCTCGGCAGAATACCAGCAATACGTTGGCATCGCCTAAACCAAAAACAAAGGCCGTGCGTGGCGGCATCAATAATACCACGCCCCTACCAATCAAACCAATGGATCAGTTTTTCTCTACGCCCTCGACACCGCTCGCAATCGCTCTTGAGCTTCTAGGCGTCCCGTGGGTGAATCCGCAATTCCCGTGTGCGATGACTTACACAGACAAGTTTCTTGCGGAGCACAAGCGGCATCTTGTCAGCCGTGGCAAATGGGAATCAGATACGCCATTCACCCCGCAGGACGCGCAACGCCTTGATCTAGTGGATCAATGCACCTACTTTTTCCAGAAAACACCGCTTCTCGCCGTGGTCTTGAAAGGATGGGAAAAAGGTTGTCAGGCGATCAAAGACACTGAGTTTCGCGTGCAGATTGACCAGATACAAGAGGAAGAGGCGGCGTGCTTGCTCGCAATCGCCCTTGGCCCGAACGGAAAGCGCGCCCGCATGATCGGCATGATGAAAGGAGCAGTCGCCAAGCTCGCCGTGCAATCCGAAAACGGCGATTGGACATTTTTCGGCAAAGACGCCAGCGCAGAGACAATTCAACATCTAACCCAATAAAACCAATATGGAAACACTTACAGACGACAACGCACCATCAACTCCCGCGCCTATCTCGCAAGACATGGGGCGCGTGTTCACCTTCGCGGGCATCACGCTAAAGCCTTTCTCGTTCAATCGCCGCGTCACATTCTTTCGCGTGCGGACGGACGACATCAGCGTTATCGAGTCGGCAATCTTGAAGTTGTTCATTTGCACGCAGTCACCCGCGCAATGCGACTCCGCCCGTGGCGATGCCGCAAGTGCGTTTCGCGTGAAGGCTATGGAATGGGCGGAAAAGCTCGGCATTGACAGCGCAGCGCGCACAAAAGAGGCAATGGAGGTATCGGACGCGATTGACAAAGACCTTGCCGACGCATTGAGCGTGGAACCGGACACAAAGGGCGGATCGGGAAACGGATAACGCCGGGCGGTGCCGCGTTCTACATAGGCACACTCTCGGCGGTCACGATGGGCAGCATGACGCCGCATCAGATCCTTTGGGACTTGTCGCAGGCAGACGGCGAGCGGCTGGAAAATACATGGTGGATTACAACGGCAAACGAGACGGGCAAGAACCAGCTACGCTACACGCGCAAAGCAAAGCCCGTGAATGTGTCCGACTTCATGGCGAAACGCCCATAGTTACCATTCGCAAACATTTTCATTGACGGAATCGGTGAAGCTGTGCATTTTGGTGGAAATCAATCCATGAAACTCCAATTGCTCACCGACTGCCAAGACTCTGAACCGCTTTTCCATTCTCCGCTATGGTGCGCGGAAGTGAAGCTAGATGGCGATTGGCGGCGTGTGGTTAAAAGCGGCAACGAAGTCATCGGATTCACCCGCGAAGGCAATCGCGTAGCACTGGGCGAAGAAACGGTTGCACTCGCCATGCTTTCGCCGTTTGACTTCGTTCTCGACGGCGAGCAGATGCCAGCGGGCCGATTCGTGGCGTTCGACATTTACGGCTTGATGGGATCGCCCGTGCTTTCCGACAACAGCGCCCGCCGTGATATTTTGTGCGACGTATGGAAAGGCGAAGTTGTAGAGCGCGTCATTGGCGAGGAAGCAAAGCGCGAACTGTGCGAGCGCGTGAAGGCGAGCGGGGGAGAAGGTATCGTTCTGAAACGAGTTGATGCGCCCTACATGGAGGGACGCACGCCCTATTGCCAACGCTGGAAAAACTACCAGCAAGAAGTCTTTGAAGTCGCATCCGTGAACATCGCCAAGTGCTCCATTGAAGTCTCGCGTCACGGCGTATCGTTTGGTGGCGTGCCCGTGCAATCGCTCGCACGCCTGCCGAAAGTTGGCGACAAGATTCTTGTCAAATACGAGCGCGTGACGGAAAAAAACAAGCTGCTTCGTGCGGTGCTTGCCAAATGAAAACATCAACATTTGAAGATATTGCCATTGCGGTTGTCTCCTTTGCGCTCGCTTATCACGCATACCTGATTATCGCCGCGCTTGCAAAATGAAAACCATGATTTCAAAATACAACGAAGCTCAGGAAATAGAGGCGCGGAGTGATGCGCTGCTGAAATACCGATGCCCCAAGTGCGGAGAAATATCGCCTCGACACATTTGCCGATTTGATACGCTAAAATCAAGGTTTATCAAAAGGCCAATGGCACGGAGGCTTGCAAAATAAGTATGCCAATACCATTATTCATTCCGCCAATAGGCGGGTATGCGGAAGTGCCATATACCGAAGGAGCGGAAAATCACTTATCAGATTTTATAAAAAACTGTAAGAAATCTAAAGTCGTGGTTGAGTGCCAAGATGCAAGCTTTAGAACCGTTTCGGTAGCGGCGATTTGCGATTCTATTGGAATATCAGCCGGGGCTATCGCTGGACTGATTTCCTCTTTTATCCAGAGGGGCGGGTCACACATTATCTTGGAAGATGCTAGTATTAGTCCATACGACATTGAGACGTTTATGTCAAAAACAGGGATAGACAGACAAAAGTTTCAATCAAACATGGACTATGTTCTCGAAAAAATAATGAAGCCAATAGTAGATGACAGGGGGAGTAGAAAATGGGATAGTCAGTATATAAAGACGTGCATCACCCGCGCGATTGGCGATCACATTTGCGATATTATTAGAGCTACAAAATATGGCGCGGAAACTGTAAAAGCGCACAAAAGGCTCCGCGATGATAATAGTAAATTGGAAAAGAAATTGAAAGCAGCCAAGCGGGACTTGAATAGGATTCTGGCAATCGCCAGCGATTCTGGCGGCGCGGCGGATTCTAGCTTATCGGATAAATTTGAATATCCAGAAATTAAATTACAAAATATCACATTTGAAAAATGGAGTAATTCAATACCAGACTCAAGTGGTGTGTATTTTATCACAAGGGACAATCAAGTTGTTTATGTAGGAAGGGGAGTAAGAATGAGAACGAGGCTTTCTAGCAATCATCATGTAGCAAAGGATGGTGATCTGATTTCTTGGGTCGAGATACACAAAGACCGACTGAATTACGCAGAGCATTTTTACATAGGCATACT